TTGGAATAAATGCCAACTTGACAAGATTGCGAATCTGACCACGATTTAGACCAGCTGGTGAGAACCATGGGTCACGTTGTAGATCGGTGCGAACGCAAAGACCAGCAACGTCAGCATTGAGCGGAATCCAACGATACACGTCGTCGTATTTGTCATACTGATACTTCCAACCTGAGTCCATTACACCGTAAGATGTATCGGTTAGAGCATTGCGATAATTAACCACCGCATCAGCAGAGGCTAGAGCGCCGACAACGTTTGCTTGGGCTGGAGATACGAACGCAACGCAATCCTTACGATTTGATGCAACTGTTAGATACTCATTGGCTACAGCCACTGAGTCGATTGCTGAGTTTGCTCCAACGCCGCAGTCACCTGCGAAGAGTAGAGAAACATCAACCTTTTCCTTGTTATCAAACAAGTCAATTCCAGTTACGATATCGCTTTGCTTTACTGAACCATCAGCACCATTCACGAGAGAATATGTTGTGTTTGAGAATGCTGGTGAGTGGAATGTAGCACTTGCACCGCTTACGGTTGCAACTGTTTGACCCCATGCGTTTGATGCACCAGAGCCAACAGCATGTCCTAACCAGTGAATGTATTTTGAATTGCGATATAGAACTTCTTTATAGTAGATTGATGAGCCATCGTCGCCACGTGCATCAGAGGCTTTTGATAGATTTGCCCAACGTTCTAGAACTGTATTTGCTGTTCCAGAAATTAAGCCATCTTCGTCAATAACTAGAACATGTAGTTCGTCTTTAACGTTAGTTGCGCCAAGAGAAACAGCATAGTTTGATGTTCCTGGCTGACTGTCAAAGTATGCTGAATATCCGCCTGTGTTTGCTGCAGTCCATGCGGCAGCTGAAACGGTATTGGCAAGTACAACTACTTTGAGTGAGTTTCCGATTGTTCCAGGATAACGAGCAGCGAACTGTACGTTTGTATTTGAAGCAGAATATTGATTGTTAAAATATTCTTCATCATTTGGAATCGTTGCATAGTGGCTTGTGTTAGAAACTGCGTTGTTTGAGCAGTTTGCGCCAACAGTTCTGTTGAGTGCGCGAACCACACGGAGATCGTTGCCGTATGCTAGGAAGTTTGCAGCAGAGATAAATGATCCTGCAGTGTTTGAATCTGGTTCAAAGAATTTTTGAGCGAGATCTGATTCGCTAGAAACTTGAACAATTGTATTTGCTGGACCCCAGCGGAATACGCCAACCGTTGCACCAGTCGAAACACCTACAGCTGGAACGGAAGTTGTGAGATCAATTTCAGAAGTGTTAACTCCTGGAGAAACTAAAAATGCCATGGTTTTACTCCTGTCTTGGAGAAATAGAAATTCTACGGTTTATTTAGTAAATTGGGGTTTTTAACGATCAACGACCTTCCACACTGCACCATTGGAAACAAAATCAAACTCTCTACCATCTACATCAACATGTCCAGCCAACGGCATTGGTAGCGATTCTTCTTCAATTTGTCGCATCTGTTCCTGATATAGTCGTTCTTTTAGATTTGTATTTGTAAGGTCAGCAAAAAAGGTTTGATTTGTCATCCAAGAGAACAGTACCAAGCACATAACCAGATCATCATGCGAACCTTCTTCAGCCTCGAAGCTGCCACCTTTAGCAATGAATGTTGAGAGTTCAGAGATTGTATCGAAATCCTCGACTAACAATTTCTGAGATTCAATGAGACCTTTCATAATAGAACAACCCAAACGTTTTACAGACTTGGTGGTTCTAATTCCACGATTAGACTTATTGCCATAACCCCATGTAAGTGCAATTTTGCCTCTGATATCCACAGTTGATAAAATATTTTCATATTCATAATCTTCAAATAAACTATCCACAACCTGCTGACCATTGTCATTAATTTCAACCATGGCATAGGCTTGGTTATAGTAGTCGCCCAACTTCCTTAAGATTGATGGATAAACCAATGGGCTAATGTTATTGTCTTTATATGTTGCGACAACTTTATATGGAATAGAGCAGTCAATTACTACGCATGCTGAGTAGTCTAATCCTTTGCCGCGAGAAGTGTCAGCAACTATAACGTAATTGTGACCCTCTTGTGGCTGATTGTAAACCTTAATACCATTCTCTGAAACATGAAATGGTTTAACGAATGCAAGGGACTTGAGAGCTGCAGCTGACAGCAGAGTTCCAGCTGAACCCATAAACTCGCATTCCATTTCTTGTAAGAACTTTGCCTCACCAAGAATACGCCTTTGATCATCTGCCCATGCTTGGTCGCGACCTGGAACCTGACGCCAGTTGGCTTCAATATGTGTGAATCCATTTAATCCTTCAACGGCTTCAGTCCACATTCTGTAATAGTGATTCATACCATTTGGCGTGGAGGAAATGAGAATCTTAGATTGTGTACCAGAAGAAATGGTTGGATAAACAGAGGTGAAAAACTCGTCAGCGATATTACTTGGCACGAACGCGAATTCGTCAAGATACAGTAATGAAATAGAGTAACCGCGGATCGCGCTAGAAGCCGTTGACGTTGCCATCACGCGACAATTGTTCTCGAGTTCAATGTCACCCTTGTTCCATACACGCACACCTTGTTGTAGCCACAAAGGCAATGCTTCGTAGGCAATTTTAATACGATTTAAAATTTCGCGTGCTGTTGGTGCTTTGTTGGCTAAAATAGCAACGAACTTATCTTCATTAAATAAGATGTACCACAAAATATATCCAACAACCATCGTGGTCTTACCGACCTGACGACCTGCCTTAACTATGACGCGACGATTGTCGTTAATATCTGTGACAGCTTCTTTTTGAAATGGATATAACTTAATCTGCACGAAGCCTTTGTCAAGAGTAATAATCTTAACATAATTCTCAATAAAGTAAATTGGGTCTTTAGAACATCTGATGAACTCAGTAATTTGTTCTTCAGTCATCGATTGAGCAATCCCAACTCTCTTGAGTTTAGGATTACCCAAATAATGTTTCATTCTAGTCGTTAGATTCATTCTTTAATTTCTTCAATAGATCAGCTGTAGACCCAACGAATACTGCTTTGTCGACATTAATATTTGTTGGAGCAGCATCTTTAGGCTGTAATTCTTTTTGCTGTTTTTGTAGAATCATTAATTTCTCTGTAACATCAGAGAGATTTTTGATCATGTTTGCTGCTACTTCATACGCTCTTGGGTGTTGCGATTCTTTCGCCACTTCAAGAATGCCGTCCAAAGCCTCGTTACCCCTTTCGATAAGGTTATAATAATTAGAACGAGAATAGTCAGCATCAGGATTAGCAACTGATCCGTCTGGTTCATGAATAGTAACACTTTTGCTTTCTTCCTTTACCGCAGGAATATAATCAGTGTTAAGTATTTCGGCAAGATTTTTATCTACTTCGCTCATAAATTATGTAATGTTAGGATATTGCTCAAGTGTTTCTGTAAATCCGAAATCATCATTTGCATTAGCAGTTGATGGATTTGGCGCTACGGTTAAGTTCATAAGTTGATTATTATTTGCAACAAACGAAGACATTGTATATGAAGTATTTGTAACAGCACCAGTAAGTTTTCTTCCAACTTCTAGTGTGCCTGCAATATCAGTTACTATGATTTGATTTGCAGTATTATTCCATGCTTCCACGAATCCGCTTGAATTTGCAGTGTATAATGTTTTACCTTCGTAAACAAGTTCACCGATCTTATAATCTCCTGAACCTGATGAAAGATTAATTTTTCTTTCGTTTGTTTGTAAAACAGATGAATCGAATGTATTTGCAGTAACCTTACGAATAAGTTTTCTTGTTTCGATTGGTCCATACAAATATGCTTTGACGGTAAATGTGAGTGTCCAAATAAGTGTGCGCAATTCTTCAGGCTCGCCAACTTGCCTAGAATCTTGATAGTCTATTGATTCTAGAACAATAGGCACATCTATTTTTTCTCCAACGACATCACTAAAATTAATTGTGAGCGTATAATCTGGTGTGAAGTATGGCAAAATTTGTTCGATAATTTGTGTGCCATCTTCAGTGTTACGCACGTAGATGTTTAACTGAAATGCGTAGTTATATGGTGTCGTGTATGCAGATCTAATTGTTGTGTTTGTGTTTGCGCTATATGCGCTGTTGAATATTGATTTAGTTCTAAGCGGATCATATGTTATTGATACAAGTTCAAACGTCATTCTTGGTAGAGTGATCTGAACTTCTTTCGTTAGACCTGGATCTTGCGTGATACGCTGAAAGAATTTTTCTTTTGCCATGTATGACAATGGCACAGTGATTCTTTCGATCTCTGTTGTGCCTGCTTTGTCATAGCGAATCATTCGAAGATTGTTGAACAATGTTCCGAACGCAACAACAAGTTTGCGTGTGATTCTATGATAAAAATATTTGTCTGATAACATTATTCGTCACTCGAACCGAACGGATTCGTTTCGCTCCAATCTATGATACTATCTGATTCTGTTTCAATACGAACATTATCATCAAACGCACTCGTAGCATCTTCCTGTGTATTACCACCATCGAGTGTCCAAGATGCTCCAGTTGTGCTTCCAACAATTGCTACGTTCGTAGCAAATATACCTTTAGCATTTCTAATGCGAAGTGTTCTGTTTGGTCTATCCCACTCAGAAACATATCCCTTTGCTGTTGCAGCGGCAAGTGAAGCACCCTGATAAACAAGTTCCATATCATCGTAACTTCCACTGCCACCTGTTTTTAGTGTATACTCAACAGAAAATGCATTGTTATCTGCGATATTATCAATTTCTTGAATACCAGTGTTAATCAACTCACCATTGTATCTAAACGTTTCAATTGTTAGTCCGTACATGTATGGTGCTTGTTTACCTAATTGGAAAAAGTTTTTTTCTTCTTCAACCTTTTTTATTTCTAATAATTTTTGTTGAACAGGAAGATAAATTAAATCTCCTTCCTTCGGTAACAATCGAATTCCTGTAGGTAATAGTCGTTCGAATGTTCTGCGCGCAACAGCAACCTTTGCTGCCTTTTGAATTTCTAAACCAAACTTCGAAAAGAACTCAGAGTTACCTTCAAAGTCGTTGAACGTCTCCAAATACATATCAATCTTAATTGCAAGATTAAAGTATTTTACTGGATCATCACCAAACAATTCATCGATTGTTGACTGTGATGTGCGTGGCAAATAATAGACATCAATTCCGTGGTTCCGAATTGATTCAATTATTAAATCTTCA